TTTTTAAAAATATTTTATAAATGGCAAATGACGTTATATTTAACAAAGGACAAGGCGGTTTAGGTAGACCTTTAGCTGGCACTGATTATATTTCAGGCTTACTATTCTACACAGCATCTTTGCCAAGCGGATTTACTACAAGTAACCGTATTAAAACAGTTTTCTCTATTGATGATGCGGTTGCATTAGGTATTACAAATACTTCAATTGGAGAAACAAAATCAACTGCAACTTACTTAGTAACTAATAAAGGAGCTGTTGGTAATACTCACAAATTAACATGTGCAACTATTAATAGTGTTAATCCAACTGCAAGTAAAGCTGCTGCTGGAGTAGTAACATTATGCGATTATACACAAGTAGCTGCTGATGTTGTAACAGTTGATACTGCTGCAACTAGATTAGCTGCTGAAATTAACTTAGGAACTCCAACACATGGATTTACTGCTGTTGCTGCAACTGCAACCGTAACAATTACTGCTGCTGCTGGTCAAGGTTTATTTTTAAACACAGGAACTCCTTATGTTTCAACTGTTGTTGGTACATTAGCCGGTACATTAACTCAAAATGTTGTTGTAGGTGTTGCATCTGAAATTGATATTTTATATTACCACGTTTCTGAATTTTTCAGAATACAGCCAAAAGGTAAATTATATATCGGTGTTTATGCAACTGCTGATGCTACAACTTTTGATAGCGTAACTTTAATGCAAAACTTTGCTCAAGGCGAAATTGTACAATTAGGAATATATCAAAAAACAACTGCTTTTGCAACTACACAAGTAGCTACTTTACAAGCTGTTTTAAACGCTTTAGAAACTAATCACAAACCTATTTCATCTACTATTTATCAAGCTGATTTTAGCGCTGTAACTGATTTAACTACATTAAGCAATCTTAAATTATTAAGTGCTAAAAATGTAACTGTATCTTTAGGACAAGATGGTGATAATAATGGTTTTAAATTATTTAAAGCTACTAACAAAAGTATTGGCTGCATGGGTACTACACTTGGTGCTGTTGCCTTAGCAAAAGTAAACGAGAGTATTAGATGGATTGCTAAATTTAATGTAGCAGCCGCTGAATTTGACACTCTAGCATTTGCTAATGGTACTTTATATACAACTGTATCTGATGGTACTATTATTAATTTAGATTCTTTTGGTTACAACTTTGTAAAGAAAGAAATCGGTTTAGTAGGATCATATTTTAGCAGACCAAATACATGTATAGCTTCAACAAGTGATTACACATTCATTTATAACAATAGAGTAATTGACAAAGCAATTAAAGGATTAAGAACTTTCTTATTGCCTTCATTATCTAGTCCATTAGTAGTAAACGCTGATGGTACTTTAAGTGAAGATACAATAGGTTTCTTTAATTCTTTATGTGAAAGAGCTTTAGAAGTAATGCAACGTGATTTTGAACTATCAGCATTTGATGTAATAATTAATCCAAATCAATTAGTTTTAGTAAATAATGAATTAGTTATTTCGGTTAAATTAGTTCCAGTTGGTGTTGCTGATACAATTACAGTTAACATAGGTTTCGCATTATCAATTTAAAAAATAAAAAGACATGGCATATCCAATAGTACCGTTAATAAACGGAAAATCATATGAGTGGGCTGATATAGTTGTAAACGTATTAGGTTTACCAATTATCGGAATCACGAACATTGAGTACGAAGAAAAACAAGGCATGGAAAATATTTACGGAGCTGGTCGTATGCCAGTTAGTCGTGGATATGGTAAAATTGAAACAACTGCTAAAATGACTGTATTAATGGAGGAGTTAGAAACTATCCAAAATGTAGCTCCTTTAGGTCGTATTCAAGATATTCCTGAATTTGATATAATAGTAATTTACTTAGATGTAGCTTTAGTTACTCGTAAACATGTATTGAAAAATTGCAGATTTATGAATAATAAGCGTGCATCTTCAAGTGGAGATACATCAATTCCAGTAGATTTAGAATTATTAATTTCTCACGTTCAATATTTGTAATTTATTTATTATATTTGTAGAAAAAATACAGATATGAAAACAGAAATTGAATTAGAATTAGAATTAGTTAAATTAAAACAAACTCATAAAGTAGTAAGAACTTTAGAAGTATATTTAGATACTGATACTGAAGAAACTGCTACTTTATTTTTAAAAAAGCCCGATAAAACAACGCGTTCTTTAGTTAGTAAATTAGTTAATCAAGATAAATTTAGTAATGCAGTTATAGCTTGTTTAAATTCACTTTACATTGGTGGAGATGAATTAAAATTAGTTACTGAAAATGACGATGCTGTTGAAAGTGCTGGAATGGGAGTTGTTGATTTATTAACTGTTCAAAAAGCAATTTTAAAAAAAAATTAGATTATTATAAAAAGCAAATAGAAACGGATGAGATAGCAAGAAACAATGCGCTTATCCGTTTTTTTTATAGAGAAAATCCCGAAAGTTTATCAGATAGCCAATGGGCTAAAAGAGTATCGGAAATGGATTATTGTTTGAAATATCAAGGAACTAGAGTAGATAAAATAGATGGCTAACAATTTAGAATACATATTAAGACTAAAGGATCAATTTAGTAAAACTATGCAAGGTGCTTCTAATCAAGTAAAAGGATTAGATGGTAAAATGAATAGTTTAAAAAGTAGGTTAAATGGTATGGGTTCTATGATAGCTGGAGCATTTGCTGTTGGTAGTGTTGTATCATTTGGTAAAGCTGTTTTAGAGTCATTAAAAAATTACGAATATTTTCATGCAAGTTTAAAAGTTTTATTATTTGGTAACGAAAAAGCTGCAAACGCTTTAGAAAAACAATTAATATCTTTAGCCAAAACAACTCCATTTAGTTTAGTTGATGTTCAACAAGGTAGTAAACAATTATTAGCGTATAGTTTTGCTGCATCTACTATTGTAGAAAACATGAAAATGTTAGGTGATATTAGTAGCGGTGTTGGAAAACCTTTAGGCGAATTAGTTTATCTTTATGGTACTTTAAAAACGCAAGGCAGAGCATTTACAAAAGATATTAACCAATTTACAACCGCTGGTATTAATTTATTACCTCAATTAGCAAAGCAATTTAAAGTTACTGATGCTGAAGTAATGAAGTTAGTTCAAGATGGTAAAGTTGGATTTAAAGAGGTTGAAAAAGCATTTAAAGCAATGACTTCAGAAGGTGGTCAATTTTTTGGAATGATGGCTGTTCAATCAAAAACAGTAGGTGGTCAATTATCAATGTTAGGAGATAGTTGGGAACAATTAAAAGTTAAAATAGGACAATCTCAAACTGGAATTATTGCCAGCACTACTTCATGGCTAAATAATATGTTAGATGGTATTAATAGAGGTATTGATGCTATGAATTTATTAGACAAAGCATTTAAAGGTACTGAAAGTTCTCAATATGGTTTTTTTCAAAAATATCCACTTCATTATTGGCAACAATTAACAGGATTAGCAGGATTAAAACCAATTGAAGGAAGTTATACTGAAATGCGACAATATGGTGCTGGAATGCAAAAAAACTTAGGTGAAACATCTAAAGATAGATTAAGTGCGGCAACTAATAATGCAACAATATCTAATATGATAAAAGGTATTTTTGCTGATAAAACAATGTCTGCAATAGAAAAAAATAGAAGGGTTGGAGTTTTGCAAGAAATAAGAAAGCAAAATTTAGAATCTATGTCTATGTTTGATTTAAAAGAAAACAAAAGCCAAATTGAAGGAGCTGGCGGTGTTGATGGTGGCAAAGGAACTAAATCATTAGGAACAGGAACTGAAGTAACAGGAGCAAGACCGCAAGCTATAAACATAAATATAAACGAATTAGTACATGAGTTAAATATTCAAACTACTAATTTAACAGAAGGTGCTGGCAGAATGAAAGAATTAGTTTCTAAGGCATTACTAGAAACAGTGAATGATATTAACTTAATTGCAATGGCATAATGAACACATACAAACCAAATGTAACAGGATTAGCTGAATTGATTTTAAAATCACAAGGCGGTGCGCTTGCTAAAACAGCAATTCATAGGGCTTTTGTTAATTATAAAGAAATTGCAAAAGAGCAAGGTGCATTTGATGTTACAACTTCAATTGAAACTAAAAAAGGTAAATTTGGGCAACCTATATTTGATGAATTTAGTTTTATAGCTGATAATGTAAATAGATTAACTTATGAAATGCCTTCTGAATATGGCAATAATACAGTTATTATAATAGCTCCATTTACTTTTGAAACTGCATTAATTGAAATAAATCAAACTAAAAATATAGTTAAAACTTCAATCTCTGGCTTAAATGGTACTGTTAAAGAGTACATGAGCAACGGAGATTTTATAATAAATTTAAAAGGTGTTATTGTTGGAGATGTGGCAAATCAAAGACCAGATAGAAACGATTTAAACGCTTTAGTAGCTTTTTTAAACGCTCCTTTAACCTTACCTATTAGCTGTTCATTTTGCGAAGAATTTAAGATAAATAGCGTAGTTGTTGAATCTTATAAATTTGGTCAAAGAGAAGGCGCAAGAAACGTAATAGATATTGAAATAAATATGATTTCAGATACTGCTATTGTTTTAAGCACTAGCAAATCACAAAAAGATATATTCACCCCACGTGCGCCATACGTTCAAAGAGCAAGTTTCTAATGTTTCAATGTCAATCTTTAATAACAATTACATCCGCAGGAACTAATCGAAAAATTGACTTTAATTTTGTGCATTCTATTGAGATTGAAACAAGTTATGAAAATTTAACCGATACTTGTAAAATTGTTATTCCTAAAAAATTAACATTTGAAGGTGCTGATTTATTTAATGGCAAAAATCCAATATTTCAAAGAGGCGATAGTATTGAAGTATCAATAGGTTACGTTCCAAATTTAACAACAGTATTTACTGGTTACATTAAAAAT